AAGAGCTGAATATGGATGCTCGTCGAAAGGCACTGTCATAAGCTTTCTATCATTAGATCCCCACGAGAAATAACGTTGATCATTAGAAAGTTTTATAATACCTAACTCAGTAGCTTTAATTCCAAAGTTTCTAAGCATCACGTTATCGTCATTAACTAAATCTAAGAACAAATTAGGGTTTCTCTTAGCATATAGTAGCAAATCGCGTTTAAGCTCCTTAGAACTCATCTCTGATACCTTAGAACCAATCTCTACTCTCATAACTGCCTCTGCCATGTCTATATCTAAATTTTTAGCAGCATTTAAAGCTTTAATTTCAAGCTCAATATTTGCTACTTCATCAACAGCTATATCTTGAGGTTTATATTCTTCAAATAGAACATCTCTATGAGGGTGGTATAAAGAAAGTAGTTTTTGTAATACTGTTTTTTCTTTTGGCACTACGAGAACACCACTTCTAAATATAATATGCTCTAATCTTTGATCACCCTGCATTTCATCCACAAAGCATGTTCTTTGATTAGAACAGTACTTAAGTTCTCTTTCGTATCCTTTGTCTTCATCAAACCAATAAATGTTTGCGCTTTTAACTGCGTAAGACAAAGGTTTTTTACGTCCTTTAATAAAGTAGGTTCTAGATTTTACTTCCCAAGTATTTTTCTTAGGTGGTTCTTCTTTTATAACAGGTTGAGGCTTTGGCTCCGGTTTTGGAGCTTCGACTACAACAGTTTCCTCTACGTAGGGTTCTTCGACCTCTACTTTTTTTGTTTGCTTTTTTGCCATAATATAATATAATAAAAGTTAATATAAAACTACCCCACCCGAAGGTGAGGTAGTTTCATCAAATATAGTTTACTTCAATAAGAAGAAGTTGTTAGCACCTTGTACTATCAAGCAGCGCTCAGATAGCATGTGCATCTCCATAGCGTCAAGATCTGACGTTACGGCTCCAACAGAACCAGTAACCCAAGACTTCATCTTACGGTTGTCTGTTTGTGAAGCTCTGTAACGAACGTGTAGGAAAGGACGCTTAAGGTTCTTACCTAACTGTTGATCGTATACTGAAGAAACACCAGCAGGAATCATAACACCACGGATAGCGTTAACTGTATCCTTAGCGTTGATACTTCCACGAGTTGACTTATCGTTTAAGTACTTCCAATCTGACTTGTAGAAATCGTAAGATCCACGACGGAATCCTGAGAAGCCAAGGTTTAGGGCCATGTCTTCATCGTTTTCAAACACTCCGTAAGAAGTACCACCAGCACCGTAAGAATTCATAGACGCAAGCATGTCGTCGATAGCAAGAGCTGTCGCGCGGTTTACAAACATCATGTTTTCTTCAATAGCGCCTTGAGAGTCAAGCTCAGCTAGGATAGCGTCAAACTCCGCTAGGTCAGTAGCAGCGTTAACACCAGTGATACCAGTAGCGATATTACCACGAGATTCAATAGCAGAGAATAAACCCTCTGTACCGAACGAAGTGTGAGCAGCGTCAAGAGCACCTGCAGCAGAATCAGCCGCAGATTGAGCAGAATCACCTACTACCGACTCGATCATTGCCATCTCAACGTAATCATTAAATCGAGCACGAGTATCAGAAGCAGCCTTCAAGTACCATAGGTAACCTGATTGACCTTCTTCACCAGAAACTTCAACCCAACCAATACGAGAAGCATCAGAACCGCTGATACGGTACATGTCCTTCAGAATAATAGGCTTATTAGTATAAGACTTGAATCCTGGCTCGTTAGAGCTTTCGCGGCCGTTTGTTCCTTTAGAGTACTCAGAACCAATAACTAAAATAGTAAGAAGCCCGTCATCGTCAGAACCAGTAGGAGTTAAACCTGTTAGGTTTCCAATTTGACCGTTGTTATTAGTAGCGTCATAAGGTTGAACACTAACGACGTTAAGAGCTACGTTTTGAACGATTAGTCTGTGAGTAGCTGTTGCTGATGCAACTAATAGTATATCATTCTTTCTTACACCATTGTCACGACCTGCAGCGTCTAGAGCTACTCCATCAATAGTTTTGTCCAGAGTAATCTGACCACCCGCAGTTGAAGTATCATCACATACTGTAGTATTTTCTACGTGACCTGTGTAAGATAAGTGTAATCTACCCTGTTCTGACCAAACAACTTGATCAGAAGTCATAGATTCTTCAGCACCTACTTGAGAAAGGAATCCTGAGATAGTTCTGTTTCCAAATACCTCAGCTTCTTTTTCCATTAGGTCTGGTAAGTATTGCTGTGCCCAACCGTCCGAAGAACCTGCTGTAGCAAAGTCAATATAATTTGTAACTAGCGCGTTTTGCGTTGCCGCTGGCACTAAGTTACCTGCACCTGTAATTGCCATTTTTTCTTAATTTTACTTTTTGTTTTTTAACTTAAATTTAAAAGAGGCAGAGTCATCGCCTAACACTCTAAACTTCATGCCACCAGTCTGAGGGCTACCATGAGATGATCGCGCGTCAGTGTTGATGTTTTTAGCTTTGGCTACACTATCTTTTATAGCGTCAGCCTTACCTTGTTCGTAAAAGTGTTGAGCAATAGCGTCAGCGTTCATTGCGGTATACAAGCCTTTGTGGTAACCTTTAGCATCTGATATTGTGTTTTCTTCGTTAAGAAACTTTCTTACAAAGTTATTAATATCAAGTTGATTTTCCTTTACTTGGCTTGGATCTTTAACATTGTATCTAAACTTTTTATCTCCGACGTTATATTCAAAACCTTTGAACTTGTCGTTGAAAACCTGATCGGTTTTCTGATTAAAAGCAGACGTTTGTTTTTGCACTCGCTGTTTTCGCTCTTTATCCTCTTTATTGTATCGATTGAAGAAATCAATTGCTTTCTGTTGCTCTTCAGTGAGTTTACTTCCAGCTTTAATTTCATCGTAGTATTTAGACTTTTGCCTGTCTAAGTGGGCTTTAGCCTCTGCAACTTGCTCTTTTCGGGCTAATTTTTTACGTTTAATATCTCTCTCATCATCAATAGATTCATCGTATGCAAATTGATCTTCCATTAAAAAATCTACTTCATCTGTAGATAGATGAGGTTTAGTGTCTTTATAGTATTCGCGCAAAGCATCTTGATCGTCAATTGACTCAACATCTCTATTAAGTCTTACGTAATCTTCAAGATCGCCGCCAGTTTCATCCATAAAATCAACTAGCTTTTGAATGTTTTCTGGAAGAGCTTCACCTGTAGCTTTGGCTTCTTCTATAGCCTCGGCAGCTTCTTCAGCTAGTTCTTCTACTTCTTCAGAAATTTCTTCTAGTACTGGTACTTCTTCTTGTACTTCTCCTTGCGGTTGTACTTCTTCTTGTTCTTGTGCGGGCTCGGGACTTTCATCGACTCTAGCCACTCCTGAGTCGTCAGGGTTACTTTCTTTAGTTTCATTGGTTGGTGGTGGTTTGCTTAAATCTACTTTGATTACATCTGGATTATCCTTGCTTTCAAATTTTTCTAAGTCAAGTTCAGGTTGCTCTACAACCTCTTCTTGCGGTGTTTCGTTTTCGACCTCGTTGATTACTTCTTCAAGATCTGTTTGATTATTTTGTTCCATAATAAAATATTATATAATTAATTTCCAACTTGTGGGTTGAACTTATCTAAACCTATTCCGCCTCCAAGTATATCATTACCTGAAGATTCAAACTTTTTAGCGGTTTTTGCTTCATTTTTCATACCTTCCCTTCTATCTTTACCGTCTTCTTTCATTTGCTCTAAATCCTTAGTGTCACTGCGCTCTTGAGTTCGTGACTGTTGATTTAAATCAAACTCAAATTGCATTAACTCTTTTTTCAATCTAACTTCTTCTTGCAAATGAGTTATTTTAGTTTGCGCTTTTAATTGCTCTAATTGCGTATCTGCTTGAGTTTTTGCCTGATTTTTTTGTATCTCAGCTTGAGCAGCGGCTTGTTGAGCTTGCGCATTTGCCTGTGCTTGCGCTTGAATTTGTTGTTGTTGAGTTTGTTGATCTCGTTCTTGTTTTTTCTTACGTTTTATTTTAAGTAGTTGATTTGCTAACTTTAGGTTTTTTACCTCCCTTATATCTATAGCATCATCTAAGTCTATTAACTGCTGCGCTAAAGCTGTTTGTATATTATTTTCTAACAACTGTTTTTCTTCTTCGTCAGGAGCTAGCTCTATGAAAATTCCAAAATCATAAAGATATAATTCAGACATCTCTTTTAGCGTAGCAACATTGTGAGCGCCTATAGCTTGCACAAAAGCTTCTGCAGTAGGAGAATACTCTAGTATATCAGATATTCTTAAAGAAAGAGCTTCAGCAACTTCTGCCGTTAAAAACATTGATCCAAGAAGAACATGTCTAGTAGCAACATTTGAATTAGCTGCCGCGAGCTTTTGAACACCAACTAGCGACTTAGGATCTGGCATACTACCATCTCGTGCCTCATTAAGACCCGTTACATCACGGATCATTTGTAAATAATAGTTATACGTGCTAATTAAGCTGCCAATTTTATCTTGACCAGCGCCGTTAGATATTTGCTGTATAGGTATCTTGCCAGGATTTGCATCGCCATCCTGCGTAAACGATCGACCTATTACACTACCAGTTTGAAAGAACATGTTGAGAGCCTCCTGTGGATTATAGTTTGTGCCGTTACCTAAATCAACTTCAGCAAGACCATCTGCGTCAAGGTATACTCCATCAGGAACCATGCGCGACATGACTTGCTGTAACTTAAGATGTGTTAGCTGAATAGTATCAGCAAACCCAGTAATCCTACTAACAATTGACTCAATGCGGCCTTCGTACATTCTCGGAGCTACAATACTATAGTTCATCTTAACCTTATTAAAGTCAGATTTACTACGCATCATATTCTCACACTTAGACCATTTTAGTAACTTATCAGTACCTAAAATCATAGCTCCTTCATACACAACTTCTACCGCACGCTGAAGCCTCATATATCCTTCCTGCTTGTCTTCAGGCGGGTTAAACGTGTCGTCTTTTTCTATAGCTTTGTATCCACCAGCCTTAGTTTCCTTTAGCTTATAAACATTATTAGCGTGGGTTTTGTAGTTGAAATACAATACTTGCACCTGGTTTTTATCATACTCATGTATTCTTCTGCCCGCTGTATATCTTTTGCTTGAAGTATCATATATTTCTTTTATATCTAACTCTGTTAAATTATCAAATTCTCTTGCAAGTTCGTTTATAGGTATAGTTTTTACCTCGCCAACATAGTATATATCGTCAAAATAAGGTGATTCTGTATGCGAATAAACAATATTAGCTGGATCTACGTATTCAACTGTAGCTCCATCGCTCCAGTTAAAACTAGTTTTTACGCAAGCTATACCTAGTACTGTTAAATCATATAGCATACGACGGCGAATTAAATCATAATTATTACCATCTAATAAAACATTTATAGCCTGCTCCTCTGCTATTTCTACAGCTTGCTTATAATTGAGTTGCATATGAAGATCTAATTCTTCTTGCGTATCAGGAAGCTCTTCTTTTTTATTTTCATAAAGATCAATATTAAACATTTTAGCGGCTTGATCATTATAAACCTTCGCTTCCATGTCTCTTACTATTGATTCCATGTACTCAGTTCTTTTGCTAACACCGTACTGATCTTGAGAATACGCTCTAATATTAAATATGCGTTCAGACATGCCGTTTACAACTATGTCAACAAATTTAGGTATAATAGGCACTGGCTTCCAATCTAAGTTAAGATAAGATAAATCACCATTGATAGATAACTCGTCTTTGTACTTTTGTATAGACTGCTCACCTCTAGCGTAAAGACGTAGATCATGAAACTTTTTACTCGTACTACGATATCTATTACTGTGAGAGTCTTTAAACCACTCTTGCTCAATAGCACGCGCTACTTTAAGCCCATATTCAGGACTCATTTTCTCTAGGTCAGAAACCGCTTGAGAAGGAAAATTTACATATACTGACTCAGCCATGCTTATTTAATTATCTGGGAATTGTATCCCTTGTTATCGTATCTCACTATATTTAAGTTCAATGGTTGTTTTTCTACTTTTGCGTTTGGTGCGTATAGGTGTTTATTGCAAGCCATAATTGCTAAACCTGAGCTTATAGAAGCATCGTGCTTAGTTCTTTTATTTATATCAAATCTAGACCAATCAAGAAGCGTGTCATTAAAATACATTGTACCGTAGTTACCTTCACCTATGTGACCAACATGGCTATTAATGTACATCTCAATAGCAGATGCGTGAGCTTGTTTAATATCTTCACTTGAGTTTGGTATGCCACCGACTTCTTTCTCTGCTGTTGACAACTTCTTCCAAGACTTGTCAGGTCTGTTCATACTA